CCTACTTCAGAAGAGCATTTTCGTCAAATGTATGAATATGTTAATATCCATACGTGTGACTGTGCTCATCTTGAAAAATAATATCGGTGCATCAGAGATCGTAGTGTTCAGGCTTACCAATCATCATTCTCTTGAATGTCATCATCCCCTAAATCTATAAATCCATGAGGTCCGGATGGTTGTAGATTTAGCTGTTTGATCATGAATTCTACATGGTCTTGGAGTCCAATGTCAAATCTCAATTCAGCCTCAGCAGTGCCGCCAGTCAGATTATTTGTGTCCTCCAATTGAGTAGGTTCTTCTGCTATCATGGAGGCATATGATTCAAGACTGGCGAAAAGGTTATCAATTGAATCATTGATTATTGAATCGAGGAAGTCACTAGTCACCGTCGGGTCAGGATCGAGTTGTGTTTTCCTTTTGTATTTGAATCGTTGGGGCTCTCTGATTTCTAGTTCATTTGCAATGGCAGTTATACTGCTTATGGTGATCAAACCGTGTGACACTAATTCTTTGATCTCTTCGAATAAATAACCTGTAAGCCGATAATAGCGTAGCACTCGGGATGTGGATTTGATTACCCGAGATTTATCAGACATTAATTTATGACAGTATCTGATACCATATGTGTAGTCATCATCTCTCACCGATAGCACGAACAGTTTGAGAGCGGTATATATCTCCCGCTGGTGTAGCGATAATTTTGTGGTATTTCTTTGTTTCAGTGTTGTGACAAGCTCGAGCACAGCAGGGAATCCCGAGAGTACTTCCGGACGACAGAATTTGAATAATCCGAGAGTTATGTTGCACCAAGTTCGTATTTCTTGCAGCGGATGATGTGTTCTGAAGTATTCAAGTATTGGCTCATCGCAGTTCAATAATGAAATAGATAGCAACTTCGGTGCTGGCTGCTTCAATATCTCCAAGTGCTTCACATGATAAGGATATGATTTCTCACTGACATTACCTATTGCGTCTTCGGTCAGTCTTCCGTATGTGATTCTCACATCATCTCTGAATAGTCGTCGTCTTGAATTGATCAGTGTCCGACCATTTGTATCTAAATTACCTTCGGAGAATTGTATTGCGCCATATTCTCCAATTTCTGCTAAGAAGCGTTCTCCATAATACAATTGTTCAGACCGAATTGAATCGGTACACACAGAAACTATGAAATCACGGAGATCAAAACCTCTTGGAAGATAGATGCTGGCTGAGTTCGGTGCATATTCAAAGAGTTTTCTCATATATAGAGACGGAGATAGCAATGCAGAGAATCCAAGGGCAAGGGACTTGAAGGCTAAAGACTCTTTGAGCGAACTGACTTTTGAATCACGTGGACTGTCCGTTGGCACTCCTATGATATATATTTGATATGGCTTCATCGTACTGTGACTAGCATATGCTATATAGTGTTCGAACAGCGGTAGATCTTTTATCTTCGACATTGTATATCCTTCACAAGCAATTGAGTTGAGCCGAATGCTATAAGGGAGGTTATTTTCTTCCAAGAACAAGATGAGATCGAGTATATTGGATTCTGTTTCACCTGTGAATGACACATCTACATGGACGAAATCGTAACTTGTCGTGAATTTCAGGGTCGATCCCTCGAAAATATCATAATCATTTCTGAATTGGACTTCAGGATGATGGTTGATTCGGGTAAAGGTGTCTTCTCGTGCAAATCCATCTGACGATAATCCGAGATGTCTTGCTGCATAAATGCCATCACCTCTCCCTGTTGTTAGATCACATATCTTTGTGGATTGATCTATTAACTGCATCGATTGAAGTAATCGGAATAGGCCTATCTGAGCCATCAATGAATCGGATCCAGTGTGACTTGTGAATGTTTCCGGGTCAGCTCCACTTATTGAACATCTGTGTGCATAACGGCAGAGGGGCAGTATCTGGTGGAGGGTTTCCATAGATGCATGATCTATGGGGATAGCCATGTACTCTATCTCGTCGCAATGATGAGGTATGATCTCATTGCCCGTTAGGGAGGTGTGTGTAGGGATGGATGGAAGGCTTGTGGGGACAATGACGTCCGCAAAACTCAGTTCATCGCTGATGCTTTTTAGATCTTCTCTTATTTCTTCGAAATATGTCTCGGCCACTCTTTCTACGTATTCGAATCCCAGGATCATCAGACGCACATTGAGTTCAGGGTTCACCAGCATGAAAGAGAATTTTCCCATTTCATTGGTTGCAAACTCTCTCATACTGGAATCAACATCCATGACTATGTCTGCTCCAATGGCTTTTACCTTGAAATGGAAGACTACAATGTACTCAAACAGAAGTGATTTGGCCAGTGCAAGACGATGTGATTGATAGCTGCTCAGAATGGCTTGATATTGAGCTAGTCTAATTGATAATCTACCTGAGTATCTTCTGTTTTGAGAGATTGCACTGTATCTTCCTATCAATGCTTGAAATTCCATATCACTGGGAGCTAGGAGGGCAATTTGTTCTAGGCATGATGATTGCAGAGCCAACTGTACCTTATTCGTTTTATCTACCATTGTCAATCTTGCCCTTTCAGACATCACTCCAATCAATCGTTTGCGAATTTCTTCGATATCCGACAATGATGCATCCTCTCGCCATTCAGGAACTATACGATACAATTTCTCGATTAGAGGGTGCCATACGCCTGCGTTGATTAATTTGGGCGAAACAGACATGTAATCTTTATCCAGATCACGTGCATATCGATATATGATATCATCGACGTACTGCCTTCCGACTGTTTCTGCTGTTTTTTCTTCATGAATTTTCGGGATAAGTGCCCATTCATTGATGTTTTCCTGGTACAAGTAGGATGCAGAGAGGTATCTGAAACGCATTTTGGAGAGAGTATGATTCCGGAGACTACTGTAACATTGAAATTTTCGTTTTACTGTGTAATCTGTTGCTTGCGGGGTGACGAATTGGACATCCTTGATGCCTGTGAACTTTGAGAAATTGTACTTTACTACAAGACGTCGCAAATTGTCATACTTGTCACGAACAATAGCAGATACCAGATATCTCATACGTAGGTAATCAAAATTTACATTGCTGTCCACTAGGTTCAAAGATGTGATGAGTCTCTGGTTCAATTCTGTTGTATAGCAAAGTGATCTGTTCATTTCTGCACGGATATAGGTCATTGTCGAAAATCTAATATTCGGGATGCGGTGTAATATTTCTCCTCCAGTCTCAGTTGGTGCGTAGTGGAAGAGATCTTCGAAAGTCTGATTTGTCAATGTGGACAGTGACAAATTGCATGCCTTGATTACGTCGAGTTGTAACCGTGCGCTGTTCTCAAGGGAAAAGAGGTTCTGTTTCATAAGTAGCCATTTAGTCACTGCAACCAACTTTGCCGCAAGTAACTCTTCCTTGTTCCCCAACATCCTGTCATCATCAATCAATTCGCCTTTGTACAATGTCTCATTTCCGACCTTAGGGTCATCATAGACTTTGATACCATTGCGGTAATGTGTTGGACTGCATCGTCTGACAGTTAGTAATGCCAATCTGGAATCCACCTCATCTATTTTATCATCATACAGCACTTCTTCTACTTCCACAAATCTGACGGCAGGGAACATGGAAAGTTTTCGATGGAGCAAGTAATCTATAATATCTGTGTCCTTCGTCACCGGATTGAACACTGTCTTGCTAGTGTCTGCTCCTAGTCTAATGTTTTCTAGCGTTCTCCGGCAAAGGGAATTACGTAGTCTTGTTATATTCCTGACCTTTACCAAGAGTCCCGAGCTCGTTTCTATTTTGCTGATGAGTAGATCGATGAAGTGTATGGATGTGTTCTCGTGATAAAACTGCACGATACGTGTATGGAAATTGGTTCGGAATAGTTCAAGCAATTCCTGGCCAAGGCCCTCTCGATCATCTGATAACTTGAACATCTCCTTCACTTTCTCATTCTTCGTGAATCTGCGAACCATTGATTTGATTGCTTGTTGTATACTTGTAGTTGCAGGACAGATGCGTCTATCTGAAGGCCAGGTTGCTGTGACAAGTCTACTTTCAACAAGATTTTGTTCCTCTCTCATGTTCACGGAGAGGGAAACTGTCAAATACTTCAGGAAGTAGTCAGGGGCAGAGCAACATTTCACTATCCATTGGTGGAGATAATGAAGTGATTTTGACATTCCTATACTGTGGCCAGATAGCATGAGATTGATGTGTAGAGATGCACCCAATCCTCCCAAAGAACAGGGGAGGTAAGCCCAGTAAAATAACAGATCTTGTACGAATTTGTCATATACTTGTAGATATAGGACTCTGTCAGGACTGTCTACCAACCTGCTCTCAGCGACACCAGTTCCATAAATTGATGAGAGTGCTTCAGACAATAAACCATTGGCCATTTGATTTGGATGCCGACCTAGGTAAGCAGCAATGTCATTTTTTGCTGCAGTGAAGAGATTGTCCTTTGTGAGTAGGTTTAATTCACTCTTGTCATCCTTTGAATAGTATAGTAGGTTTGAGAGTGCTGCTGGTAATTCCTCTGGTGATATCATGGTGTTTTCGTGTATACGTGAAAGGATCATCTGAGGTAATCTGGCAAGGAGCAACCCAAGCTTATAGTTTTTCAGATATGAACATGCCTCATGGTGATTGCTCAATTCCATTGCTGATGAAGCAGATGCAGATATACCAGCCACTTCTACTTCTTCAGAAACTAGCACAGGGTTGTTTCCTGCGCTCACAGAAATTAATCGTTTGAGCGTAGAATCAGCTCTGATGCCATCGGCATAGTGCTGTCGGAGCATAGTTATTCGATGCTTTGATAAGTTCGTCTGGGAGTACTTCACAGTCATCCCGAATTTTGAGCAATGTGTCATGATTTTTGCAAATACGGATTGTACCATGGGCTCGGAAGCTTGTCGTATTGTCAAGATTGCATTGACATCATCGGAATAAACCATGATGGTTTTAACAGATATGTCCGTCATGACTCTCATCAGTTTCATCATGATTGTTGTATGTAAGGTCCAGAGTGGATTGAGCCATCCTTCGATTCCACCCAATTGACCGTGAGATTCTATTACTTTGTCCAAGTACTCGTCGTAGTGATAGACCGTGAGTTGTGAAAAGTAATGGCCCAATGAGCCCCAATCGTCATACCCGAACAGGTGTCCGATGAACTCTGATAACTCATATGTATTCTCGTATTGCATGGATTGATTGTGTCCTTCTATATCAAGCAATAGGGAATAGTTGTCCTGTTGCGTTAACTCTCTCGATGCTTCGTGAATTAATGCCTTCCGTTTCCGATCGGTGGGCGTCATCAGCTGTTCATCAAAATATGCCAACGTTTTCTTCATACGTGCAGTAACTAAACTCAGCCCGTGTTTGTTAGAAAGTTCTGCATTCGCGAATAACCGTGCTTCCTCTTTCTGTTCTCTTTCTTTTTCGATTAGTCTGGCTGGATCTGTCATCTCTTCTGGTGTTTCTTTCTGACATGTTCTGAGAATTCTTCGTGGTTTGGGCATTATATTCTTCGAACCAAAGAAATCTTTCAATTCATATCTGTCTCTTTCGATCACTTGAAGTAGTTCTTTCTTGCTATCACCTGGACCAAAGGATATGGCAGTTTTCAGAGCTCCTTTGTCTTTGGCAAACTCGAGAGGATCATCTGTCAGTGTGTTGTCCATGCAATCAAAAATCTTGATATCATCCCACCAGCTGAGATTGAGAGACTCAATCTTCTGATAGTCTTGTTTTTGACAGTAAGTTTCAAGCATCCGAATTTTTGATTGAGGTCCGATGGTATTTGGCATGCTATTGTGTCTTTTCCTGTATGATATGAGGAAGAACATTTTCGCGAAACGTGTGATGTTCTTGACCGCAATGGTATCTATCTTTCTGGGGGTGTGAACACGTTTTAGAAATTTCTTGACACCGGCTTCTGCATCCACTTCGGCGTAGAAGATCAGTTTATGTAAGGCTGAGATCTCCTGGAGATGTGTCCTCGTGAGTTTCTTCCCTTCAATGATCATTCGACAAAAGAAGGACTCCTGCGGGTATTTGAATACTTTCCCATCCAAAAGTGTCATTATCAATCCTAGATCGTAATGCACTCCAGAGATTGTCATATCGAGTTCCCAGAGTTCTGTAGCTGCCTCGAGAATTGGTTTCCAGTTCATTGCATGGTCCGTATCATAGTCGGACATATTCAGTAAAAATCCTTCCATAGATTTCATGAAATTCATCTGGGTGTTGTGATGCCCTTCATATTCTGAAAATTCTATCAGAAGGGAAAACATGTTGCCTGCCCATGAGTATTCATCACAATTCTTCAGAATATCCAAATTATTGAGAACATCAGCTATTGTGAAAACGTAATCCAAATAACTGGTCGGACCACAAAACCAGTATCCCAGTGAGTGATGATAGATTCTGAAGTGTCCACCGCAGGCCATCAAGCAGAATTCTTTGCCTGATTGGGTTGTACGATAAAGATACACTCCATTGGAGAACATCGTGTATTTTGCTTCATCTTCCATGTGTGGTACCGTGCCTATTTCGAATTTTGTTGCAACTGCTTCTTTTGCAATGTGAACACGGAGTCGCTGAATCATCACAATGAATGAAGTGTATTTCGATACATTTGATGGTGAAACATTGAATTCCACTGGGCATCCAGCTGCAATGGACAGATCATGCGATGTAGCTCGACGGGCAAACGCCAGGGTAGACATGTTGATTAGAGATTCTCTCTTCGAATAACTTTGACTGGCGAATCGTTTGAGACTGTCCATATCATATCGACATTCGAATGTTGGGAAACTTTTGGCATCTTTCAATACTCGAAATACCTCATTGAGGGACGATATCTGTGAGTAATGATGTCCGTGGATCAAGTCAGGTGAGCCAGCATAGAGCTCTTCACTGAGTTGCTTCAACTCTGTAGGGTAGGGAATGAGAGGACTTGCGAGTCGGGATGGCAGACGTACATCAGTTGGTTTCGTGCTGAATCGCTCTTTTTTCTTGTACGTGAGAGGAGGTGTATCAATATGAGGTACTTGATAATCTATTCTTGCGTCAACAAGATTCTCGCTATGGATATGATCACACAATTGACGGGGGAGATATTCATAATATGGCGACTTGAGGAGCTGTGGATAGTATGCC